GGGACAGTGTTTGGGACAGTGTTTGGGACAGTGTTTGGGACAGTGTTGGGGACAGTGTTGGGGCGTATACTGGTTCATTATTCACCAACATCACAGAATGGAAATACGTCAAGAACAATCCAACCCCGTGGGAGCCATTGCGTAAACTGTGGCTTGCTGGATACGTGCCGAGTTTTGACGGTACAACGTGGAGATTGCACGCTGGCGAGAAAGCTGAAGTTGTGTTTGAGATCACAAAAGAAAAATTAACGAAACAAGAAAACGAGGAGAGCTAAAGATGACAACTGAAGCAAAAACCACGCCGCTTGAGGTAATGGACTGTGCGGAGCACGAACCGATGAACACTCAGACACTGCCTGTATTCGGCAACGTCACAGAGGCAACGCTGACCGAGTTCGACGCGAAGTTCTCGGCAGTGATTGACGTATCCACAACAGAGGGATACGAACTCAACCGGAAAGGGATTGCCGAGCTACGAACGACCCGGACAAGCGTGGACAAGCACCGGCTTAGCCTAACCCGCAACCATCGTACAGCAATTGAGGCAATCAACGACGAAGGCAAACGTATCATCGGCAGGATTGAGGCGCTTGAACAACCGATGAAAGACCGCAAGGACGCGAGGGACGCTGAGAAACAGGCAGAGAAAGATGCTATTGAACTCGCTGAACGTGAGCGGGTCGAAGCGATCCAGCAACGTATAAACGAAATTCAACGCATCCCGTTTACGTTGGATTTTCAGCCGGGATCCACCACCGTTGAACAGGCGTTACTTGACCTCGCCGCGATTGAGGTTGACGACACGTTCCAAGAGTTTGAGGACCAAGCGAAAGACGCCAAAACTCAGGCTGAAACGCTACTCGACACAGCCCGCACAATTGCGCTAAAACGCGAGGAGGCACAGGCAGAGGCTGAACGGATAGCAACTGAGAATCTGGCAGAGCAGAAACGTCTTGAGGCTGAACGTGTGGCGCTTGAGGAATCCAAGGCAGCTGCCGCCGCAAAGGTCGAAACTGAACGGATAGCCGCTGAAGAAAAACTTGCCGCCGAACGCGCAGAGATTGAACGTCTTGCACAGATTGAGCGTGACGAGCAGGCGCGTATACAATACAAGGCTGAGGCAAAGATGCGTGCTGAACGTGAGGCACTGGCAATACAGCAGGCAGAGGCAAAAGCAAATCTTGAGAAACAGCTTGCAGATGAACAAAATGCTGCAGCAGCAAAACAAGCTGTGGCGGACGCGAAGATAGCCGCTGAACGCGAAGCGCTGGCCAAGGAAAAGGCTGAGCTTGAAGAGGCAAAATCAAAGCTCGGAGTAGTTGAGGAAACAATAGAAACCCCAGCAGTCGGGTTGGTTCAGAAGCCGGTAGAGGTGCATCCTGACAACGCACCTGAGATTGTAGCCAAGACTGAGGCGATTGATTCACTTATGTTTGTGATGCCGGACATGAGCTACCACGACGCGCGCCAGACTGTTAAATTCATAACTGCGGGGAAAATCAGGCATTTGCAGTTTGTGGTTGACACAAAGAAAGAAGGTGACAAATGAGTAATCAAACGCAGGAGCAACGAGTCGGATACGCAATCATACTGGTACTGCTGTTCTCGCTGGTCGGGTTCTCGTTCTACCTCGGGCGCAAGAGCGTGGACAGGAAACAGGGTGTATGCCGGTTCTGCGGTGAAGCGATTAGGGAGGTGGCGAAATGAATAAAGCGCCACTAGATCCACTTAGAATGCTGGGCGATGTGGTATTCGCGGATAACAACGTGATGAGCAAGCACATTTTCGATTTCAACAGAGGCGAATGCTTCGATTGGCGTAACTATGTGCCACATTCGGTTCGGCAGGTATGGGGACAACTAAGCGAAGAATCCCGGCTCGCAGTTATGATAACATGCGACACGATAGCACGGAGGGAAGACAGGTCATGAGACACAGCAATTGGGCATTATGTATGTTGGCACTCGCGGCGGTCACGGTAATGCTTGCCACGTTCATAGACATTGGGTGGCTTTGGTTTACATCGTGCTCTCTGTTTCTGTCGTGGGTTCACCCGTGGGTTCACCCGTGGGATAAGGGGAAGTGCATGGGCTATGTAGGCGTAAAGGTCGAACCGTTCGACAATCGATCCGAGATAGTCAAGTGCAGCGAATGTGCCCTATGCCTCCCGGATACTCACGCGGAGGGGATAGGGACTTGCCACAACGAATCGCCGTACCTAAGCAAACACGAGTCAGGGGTATGGCCAATAGTGCAAATAGACCAAGACGGATGTGCAGAAGGCATTCGCAAGCCACCCGAAATGACACGGGACAAGTGGCCTTTTGACAAACGCAAAGTGGAAGAGTAAGGTATAGGCATGACAAAAGAACAGTTCACACAAGATCCGCGTAATGCAAGAGTTCACGGCGAGCAAAACAAGACCTCACTACTGAAGAGTTTGGACGAACTCGGCGGCGGCAGATCAATCGTTGTTGACAAAAACGGCATCTGCATAGGCGGTAACGCAACGCTCGAACAGGCTGAGGCGCTGGGGATGAAGCTGAAGCCGGTACACACTAACGGGGAAGAACTCGTGGTAGTGGTACGTGACGACCTGTCAACAGACGACATGCGCAGGAAGGCGCTTGCAATCGCAGACAACCGCATAACCGACCTCGGAGAGTTTGACCAGTCAGAGTTGAACAGCTTGCTTGAGGAACTGGTTTCGCTTGGCGGCGACATGGATTTGGATTGTACGGGGTTTGACGAGGCTGAGATTGAAGAGGCGATGACGGCTATGGGTGGTGGCGGATCAGGAGGGGACGAACCGCCAACCCCGGAACCGCCGGCGGTGCCCAAGACTGAACTCGGCAGGATGTACCAGCTTGGCCGACACAAGTTGATGTGTGGCGACTCGACCAGCAAGAAAGACGTTGCGAAGCTGATGGACGGGGAGAAGGCGGATATGGTGTTCACTGACCCGCCGTACGGGATGAATGCAGTATCCAAGAGCGGAGTGCTGAGCAAGAACTACGATGGGGACATCATGGGGGATGATGATAACACCGTGGCCGTGCGATCTTTCCAGACGATTCGGTCTCTCGGGATTGCGAAGCAGGTATGGTGGGGTGCTAACTATTACTCGAGCGCATTGCCAGACGCCGAATGCTGGATAGTGTGGGACAAGAACAACGGTGGGAGCGACCAAACCGACGCTGAGCTTGCATGGACTAACATGCGCAGTGTGGTGAGGATGTTTACGCAGGCCTCAGAGAAGAAGAACAGGGTGCACCCCACACAGAAGCCGGTGTCACTCGCGGTTTGGACGTTCGGCAAGTTCGACGCTGGCGACATCGTGCTGGATGTGTTCGGCGGCTCCGGCTCCACCCTGATGGCATGCGAACAGACCGGACGCTCATGTTGCATGATGGAGCTTGATGCCAGATATTGTGACGTAATAGTCGAACGCTATTGCACGATGGTTGGCGCAGATCCTGAAGAAGCGTTTGCTAACGGTTCAGTCAACGTATAGGCCCCACCAATGAGCGCAAAACTAGGCAGACCGCGCGGATGTACGCCGAAGCTCATTAAGTCCATAGCCTTGTCAATTGCCAACGGGAGGACTAACCAACTTGCCGCAATCGAGAACGGGATAGGGGTCAGCACCTTTTGCCTTTGGCAAGCCATCGGGAGGGGCGAAAAACCGGAGCAATGCTATCTAGATTTTTTGGATGCAGTAGAGGGTGCGAGGCTGGTTGCGAAACAAAAATGCATAGACGCAATCATGGAAGCACGGGACGGGATCAAGACAACAAAAATCAAAACAGTAAAAAAAACAGAACAGGTAATTATCGACGGAAAGCCCGTGACTCGCACCACTGATGTCACTACTCGGGAGGTAGGAAACGTCAAATCATGGCAGGCGGGCGCATGGCTATTGGAAAGACAATACCCGGCTGAGTTCGGCAGAGTCAACCGACCGGACGACCTCGGAGACAGTGACGACGTTGGGCCAAAACAGATCAAACGCGGCATGCTGGGGCCGGGCGACGAACCAGCGATTGACATTGAAGCAACGGACTTGCCTGACACCGCTTGACATCCGCGTACCGTGTAGTATTCTAGGGGAGAGACGGAAACTACAATAGGGAGAATCAAGATGACAACCCAACAGACAACGCTGAAGCCGTGCAGACACTACCTCAAGGCTCACCCTCAGCATTTCGAGGATGTTATACGGCATCTAAAAACTGTTGAACTCCGCAAAAATGATCGGGACTTCAAGGCGGGTGATATTCTACAGCTCGACGAATACGACCCTCGCCACGGATACACGGGTAGGCGTTGCCGTCCGGTTAAGGTGACGCATGTCATTACTGACGGCGAGTGGCTGACTGAGGGCTATTGTGCATTGTCGATACAGCTTGGAGACTCTGTGTCAAGGGTAGACGCGCTACGGGCAGAGGTGGCTGAGTTGAAGATACATCACAGTACCAGCTATGACGCTTTCTTGGTAGCAATGAGTAACCAAGACGCACAGATAGAATCCCTCACCGCCCAAAACGCCACGCTCGCAGAGGCGTTGGAGGAGTGTGACCCGTGCGATGAATGTGCGGCGCGTGACGGTAGAGTATGCACCTGCAACGCTAAAGAGCTACGCGACAAAGCCCTCGCCTCGCGGAATGGGGTGGAGGGATGAAGCTTGAATCCTATGGAATAAGTAAGCCTACGAAGAACTGTTGCAAGCAGTACGCGATTTGGGGCACTGAGGGCAGTCATACCTCTCCCCTGATCTACCTGCAACGACCAAAGTGGATCAAGGATGACAAGTGCTGGAAAAAAATCATCTATTCCATCCAGCTTAATATGCCATTAGGCATGGAGGTGGAGTAATGAAGACTTATAATATTGAAATAGGCGATCCAGTGCATGTATTGTTTGATAATAAGCATGACGATTGGGTGGGGTATGTTCGACGAATCAACAGAGTCGCTAAATGTGCGGAGGTTGGCCCTGAAACAACCATAAATTCGCATCTGCACACATATGAACTTTCGAGGCTAGTTCCGGCAAAGTTTACGCGATTTAAAAACCCCAGATTAGCCGACGAAATAACACGACTGCGGGCTATGGAATGGGACGAAACAGGCAGAGCTGTGGGCGAAGTTGTGGATGATACAAAAGGAGGGGCTACTGCCGCTAAATGCCAACTTAGCGCAGCCAAATGCCTATAGTGTCGGTGAATAGCAACACGGCAGTCTCCCAGCCGACGAGCAGGCAAGTGGCACGAAACGTCCACTATATGGCACGAAACACGCTATAGTGTCCGATATAGCTAACATTCCCGATAGGGAACAAACGCCGGGCAAACCGGCAGAATCGCATTAAATGAACCCGCACGGTAACAATACAGTCGCGATAACTGTGATCATTGAAGACATAATCCAGATGTTGCGTGACCTGGACGAGTCGTGCCGGATGGCGATATTGGCGGATGATCTATCACGAGCACTAAACAAATACGAGGATTCGGAATCTAACAACGATTGTCACACATTGCACCGTTGAGATGTGACAAAAACAGGAAACAAAACAGGAGACAGACAATGGCGAAACGAGACGGCAGAGGCCCCAGGGGATCAGGACCACGTGACGGCAGAGGAAACGGCAACGGAAACAAACCAAACAAACCCGCAGGAGCCAAGAAAGGTGCCGGAAAAGGTGGTTGCTGATTCGGACATGCACTGAAACAGGGCACGACTGAGGAACGTGCACTAGCGGGACGGCTGCTTAATGACAGTAATACAACTACTAGCTATGAGCCACCGCGATAACTGCTCATATATGTACACCAGTTGTTGACATAACCGGCACAGATATGAACAAATGCGTGCAATTCGTCAACGTTAGCGGATTGAAAACACGAGGAAAACTGAAAACGGAAAACATGAAAATTACAATCGAGGATAAACAAGACGGGCTCAAGGCGATCATTGAAGACGGCTCTGTAGTTACCGCAGAGGACACAGCAACTCTATGCAGATACGCAATGCTTGCAATAGGGCTTCATCCTGAGTCAGTAGCCGAAGCGTTCAATGACCCCGAGCATTCGTGAACACGGATAAATCCCGCCTAAACACAAAAAAGCCTCGGACATGGTAACTTACCGCGTCCGGGGCTTGTTTCGTCTCCTGTGGCCTATTCTGTGGATTCTCCAAGCTGTTTAAGGCGTATAATCATGCGCAGATATTTCCTGTGCCACTTCCTGAGAAGACCGCGCCCACATTCCAGGCTGTGAATCTGTGCTTTGCCATATCCCAACTCAGCGGCCAATGATTGCGCGTTGGGAAACCCAGCCGCCTTCCTCAGCTGGATCAGGGATAGCTGTGCCGGTTCGCTTTTGCGCCCGAGTGTCAGCGGTTTTGTGTTTGGGTGTGTCATCGCTCCACCTCCTGCATCTCAGCTGCATAGTCAGCGGCGTTTTGTACCTGTTCCGGGGTTGCCTCGCCCGTTCCCTCGCAGTCAGGGCATGTGCGTTCACGGGCACAGCCTGTATGGACTAATATATAGCCCTCGCCCTCGCACGTTGGGCAGTCTGTGATTGTTGTATTCATTTGAGTATCCTGTTCACTAGCCCGGTGATTGTTGCATTGTCGGATTCTTTCTCGGCAACCAGTAGCCCGGCCCCGTCCGCATGACAACCCAGTTTGTGTGCGTGCTTCAGTTTCATCCGCACGGTTTCCCGAGTCCATGTAGGCGGCGTGGTTGGATTGCGATAGCAACTGAATCTGGTGTATGCCTTTTCCAGCCATTTTTCCGTTGGTTCGTTGTGTCTCATGGTCTCTCCTGTTTTGGTTAATCCCAGCCGAGTATTTCCATTTCCGCGCGATTGACTGCATCGTCGTCAACGTCTGATCCATCGCTAGACTCAATTCTAGCGCCTATTGAACGGGTGGTGCCAGACAACGCCAGTAGGCATCTTACGGCACCTTTAATGGTCCTATGCTTGTGCCCGCAGTCCCATAGTTCGATGTTGTGTTGATTACCGTCTTCGTCAACGCGCCACGAGTTCAGTTCGATCTGTTTGATTGTGTAGGTTGTTTTCATCTTGCTCTCTCCTGTTTCTGTGTTGTTGCGTGTGTCGTTCTGCATACCCCTATAATAGTTGTATATCGTACAACATGCAAGCGGCTGTAGAGTAAATAATTCGCGAAAGTTGTATTTTATGCGTTGGGCGGGGTATAGTGCAGGCAAACAAAGGAGGATATAGACATGGCGAATAAGCGCAAACCGACAACAACAATCGAACAGGACGTGCAGACATCCATCACCCGGCTGGCTGAACGGTCAACACAGGACGGGAGCCGGTACGAGGACGGGTTAGCCCTCGAAAAACTCCGCGAGGCAATGCGGTGGCTGGAGTGTAGGCAGGGGGCTATTGACGCAGAGGCGGCGTTATCTGAACTCAGGGTAGCCGAGCATCTACAGCAACCGGGGCCGTGTGCGTGCGGGGGTGTCGCTGAGATCCACGTTGACGGCGACGCATCATACATCCACTGCGTCGAATGCGGCAAAGACGGCGATCTAATCATAGGGGAACCAGACGATGCGGTCGAGGCGTGGAACGAAGAACAGCGGTTGGAACGTGGGGAATAGCAATCAATCACGCCAGTATAGCTCAGTTGGTAGAGCGCAACATTTGTAATGTTGATGTCACGGGTTCGACTCCTGTTACTGGCTCCAATTTACACGGGCATATCAAATGACCATCACGCAACAAATGATTGAGCAGGTAGACAGGTTTCTCGGTGACATGCGCACGGCGTGGATGGAAGCCACGGACGACCACAAAGCCGTTTGGATGCAACGGATTGATTCTGAGCTAGACGCACGTATTGTATTGATGAGACGCAGAAACGTAGATGGAGTAACCCAATGAGTACAGCAATGCCAGTACACTATATCGCGTGTGACGCGCACCGAGGGCAATTCAGGCGCGACGGCAAAACCACGTATCTGGATCACGTTGTCGCTGTGGTTATCAGGGTAAAGCCTGATGATTTCGCCGTGAATGTTGCGTGGTTGCATGACGTGCTTGAGGACACAGCCGAAACGATTGTGAGTCTACATGAGAAAGGAGTTGATCCAAAGGGTCTAGATCAGGTGCTGATATTGACACACCGCAATTCCGAACCATATCGTGATTATCTCGAACGGGTAAAGAAAAGCTCGGTCGCAACCAAAGTCAAAATAGCGGATATGATTTCCAACCTTGCTGACAAACCGACCGAACGACAGATTATCAAATACGCAAACGGGCTTTTATACCTTTTGGGGTAGCACAACGCCATCCCGTAAACAGAAACAGGAGAGCAAGATGACAAACGCAGAAATCGTAACACAGGCAACAGAAGACCTCGCAGAGGCAACTAACCAAGAGAACATCGAGGAGGCAAAGGTGATTTTGTGCCAGCTTAAGAGCGCCAAAGGACTCGTGAGCAAGCTGGAAGCGCAGTTGGCAAAGGTCGGCGCTGATGAGTAAGAGATTGCCATCATACGCCACACTTTTCGATATGTCTAGGCTTGGGCCAATGGGCGGCTGTAAGGTTGACATGAATAGGCTATTGGAAGGCGAGAACATGGCCTCAAAATTGTTGAATAGTGACGAAATATCAATGAAAATATACGGGCACACCGGAGGATGGCGCGAGGCTCAGCTTAGGGCACATGCTTGGGCACAGTCTTGGACACATGATAAATTAGTCAAAGGCCGATGCGCCAACTGCACAACGTCGGACCTGCTGAACGAGGTGAACCGTCGTGTCGAGGCGGGAGAGAACCGTAAGATATTACCTCAACAGGCTCCAATATGAGCAACAGTCAATCGCACAATGGGAGGTGCCGTATGACGCCCGATGAAAATTAAATGAACACATGAGGCCCGTCAGAAATGGCGGGCTTCCTGTTTTGGTGGTATGGTGTGGGCATGGCAAAAGAAATTGAAATCACAGACGAGTTAGTATGGGGCTTCTGGCCGGGCGGACAAACTGGGTTCGCTGAGGACTGGGAACATCCATTTGTTGCGCTCGAAGGTGGGCAGGGAGCGGGTAAGAGCTGGATAGGCGCGCGGAAGCTGCTTACTCTACATCGTAACAACGCATTTGACGACAACGGCGATGCGACCTATGTCCCGTCTGCTGTGCTCGCTCCAACCTACTCGAACCTCATGGATTTCGATGTGCCGATGTTGCAGGAGGCGATGAACGAGGTTGGTATGTCATATTCGTGGAGGGGTCCGAATCAAGCACTTTCGACTGGGCAATACTCGGGGCCTGGGTTTGTGCTACACGATTTTGGCACCAAGAAAAAACCTTCCGCGTTACTGCTCAGGACAGCGGATTCACCAAAACGCATAACCGGCTGGGAGGTTGGCGCGGCGTGGGGTGACGAGGCGGCACGCTGGAAAGACGACCGACACGACCCGCTAAACGACCCATACATTCAGCTCATGGGCAGGGTCCGGCACCCGGACGCGCGGTTCATCCAGCGGATATTCACGTATACAAACGAAGGCGACGCGACGCGGATATACGAAGAGTTCCATGCCGGGCACCCGACTCACGCACTGTATCGGGCACGCACTAAAGACAACCTCAAGATGGCGGATTTTTATGAGATTCAGAAAGCGCTTTTACCGGGTGATCTAGCAAAACAATACCTCGACGGCGGGGCGATGAACCTCAGAGGCCGTACGCTGTATTCAATGTTTGATGAAGGCGTTCACGTGGTCAACAATATTGACATAGTAGACCATCTGCCGTTGCATCTTTCAATGGATTTCAATATCGCTCCGGGGATGCACGCAGAAATAGGACAGTATGACCCCATAAACGACATCTTCACGACTGTCCACGAGATTCACGCGCCCCGGCTTGACGTGCTGGGAACTATGGATATTTTTATAAAATATATCAACGATGCAGGCGGCTGGAAACGCAAAGAACCTCTTGAGGTGTACGGGGATGCGACTGGCGGAACTCAGCATTGGGCAGGTACAGGAGAGACGTGTTACCAGCTGGTAGCTGAGAAACTAGACTCAGCGAACATCCCGTTCCGTCTCCGCGTGAGCAGGTCTAACCCGTTTGTCAAGGACCGCGTGAACACGGTCAACGCCGCGCTTGAAGACGCGACCGGAACAAGGCATTGGCAAATCCATGAACGATGCGAGGTTTTGATTGCCGACCTTAAACAGATGCGGTATGACAATTTCGGGGAACCAGATAAAACCGATCAGAAATACTCGCATGCCAGCGAAGCCGAGGGATACAGGATTTATCGTCTCAGACCTATCCGCCGTCGCAAACCACGCACAGGCGGCCGCACTAACGTGAGCGTCTAGCCGCACACTTTTTTACACAAACTTCCCGTTAAGAGCTTGACAAATGGCCTTTGGTATGCTACTAGTTAGGCATTAGACAGCAAAGTGGTTGGGTTTTGCTCCCCGTCCATTGTAGATTACAGAAGGTCAGTTGGGACCAACACCCAACTGGCCTTTTTTGTTGTCAACACCAAAATGGGAATATCAATGGCGATTACGCTCAAGTCACTCATTCCAAAACGTTTCCGAGGGAAATCCCCTCAAGACCAAACCAAAGCTCAGATTCCTCCGGCTCCACGTGTTACCGGGATCGCTGTGCTTCAAGCTGACGACGGACTCCCCAAACCTAAAACCAGCCTCTACGATGAATACCGCGCAATGCGCACAGACCCGACTATCGCACTTGCTCGTGGTGCGGCTGGTGCTCCGATACAGTGTGCAGAATGGTCCGTGGAATGCGAAGACGAATCGCTCAAAGCAGACGTTAAAGCCGAGTTTACACCGCTCTGGGCAAAGCTGATCCATGACATGCTTTTCGGGATTGATTACGGTTGGGCACCGTTTGAAAAGGTCTGGGAACTACGCGAGGACGGGAAGCTCCATTACAAAAAAATCAAACCGTTGGTAGTTGATAAGACGACCATCGTAGTCACCAAAGACACTGGCAATTTTGCGGGACTCAAGCAGGGCGAAGTTGAGCTTGATCCGCCGCACAGTTTCGTATTTGTCCACGATCAGGAATGCGATAACATGTACGGGCGTTCACGCAATGAGAACATCCGCACAACCGCATGGCGGACATGGAAAAACACCTCTGAACGGTACGCTAAATACAGCAAAAAAGTGGCTGGCGCTATCCCGGTTATTGAGTATCCCGAGGGTTTTGGGTTAGACGAAGACGGGAACAAGGTGTCAAACTTTGAGCTTGCTACTGCGATCCTCCGACAACTAACCGCAGTCGACGGCGTAGTAATGCCGAATACTCTCACTCAGTATCTCGAAGACCTCGCGCAACTGGGTGGGGCTGGCAAGAGCGCAATTAAGGCGTGGAACATTTCGTTTCTTGAAACAACTGGACAGCACGGGTCCGAATTTCTCGACGACCTCAAATATCAAGACAGTCTGAAAGTGCGCGGTTGGTTACAGCCCGAGCGGTCAATCCTTGAGGGTACGAGCGGCACCAAGGCCGAGAGCGAGACACAATCTAAATGGGCGTACATGATCGGAAAACTGCTTACTGAAGACGTGTTTACGCACATCAATAAATATCTCTTGGACCCGTGGGTTGCCGTTAATTACGGCGTGGAACGTGTTGGTGATGTCAAGATTACATTTGCCGCACTCGACCCCGCAGTGATTCAGTTCCTCAAAGACATTGTAACCAAGATTTTCAGTGCTCCCGCTAACCTCGACGTGGCGCTTGAGATGCTGGACATCAAACAGATTATTGAACAGACAGGCGCACCGTTGAACACCTCAACAACGAAAAAAACAGTAGTGCGCGACGAACCTCTAGGGCCATCGGATGGCGAGGAGGACGCAGATGCCTAGTTCACGCAGATCACGTAGAAAAGCACTTATTCAGCACGCCAGGCTTGTAAAACTGGAACGGTCTGCATTGCGCGTATTGAAACGTAAAATCAGAGCATTCCGCCGTACCATTGTCGGAGCCGTTAGGGCTGGCGACTTGGCACCCGCAGGACGTATAGCAACAGCGTTTGAGCCGTTGGTTGAGGCGTTAAGTGCGATGTCCTACAAAGCGTTTGCCACAGGCAAGCGCGACACGACAAGGGCGGCTAAGGCATGGGCAAAAACCCACGGTGCATCATTAGAGTTTGCAATGGATTTTGCAACCGACACACCGGAATCGTTGTTTTTCAAAAACGCCGCTGAGCAGATATTCCGTGACACTGAACAACGGCTTGCGAGCACGGTATCCAAAGCAGTCGAAGATGCGTGGGCAAGCAATATTAACATCAAGGCCGCTGAGGACGCAATAAAACTCAGAATGAACGCTATCGGATTGGCACAGGCTGACCCGTACCTGCTCGAAACATGGGCAGTCACGTTTGCGCAGATGTCGCATAGCGCGGGCAAGTGGACGGCGGGACAGTCACCGGCAATACAACGCATCTTGTGGGGTTACGAATATGTAACAGTTGGCGACGACAGAGTAAGACCCGAGCACGAAGGTTTTGACGGTACACGGCTACCGAAGTCAGACGCGTTCTGGTCAACCAACACACCACCAAACGGCTGGCGTTGCCGCTGTTCAATCATCGATGTATTCGCACCAGAACAAACAGTCGCGCCCCGGTCAGTAGATGGCGTCATGCCAGTAGCAGCACCAAATTTCGCATTCAATCCAGCCGACCTGATGGCGGCATAGGGGAACACGTATGGAATGGACACAACAATTCATTGACAACCTGCCGGACGATTCGTTTCTGTTGGTTGAGCCGGGACAGAAAGACTCCAGCGGATTAACCGTTCCGCGTTCGTTCCGTCATCTGCCGTACAAGGACTCCGATGGCAAGGTTGAGTTATCACGGTTGTCTACTGCTATCCAAGAGATTCCAAAGCTCACGACCGTGCGAAGCGCAACCCGCGAACAGCTCCAGGAGCACGCCAAGTCACTATTTTCAACTGAAGTGAATAAAGACGGCATGTTGTTTGCGGCGACCACGAGCGCAATGGAGCAAGTCGGAAAAAGCAAATACCTCAAAGACGTAATTTCAAGCGGTCAATATAAACAGGGCGACCGCACCGTTGCAGTTGACTCAGCGCGTATGGACGGTTGGGTAGCCACGTTTTTCGCTATGCGCGACGCTGGCGTGAAGATTCCTTTATTCTCAGATCACAGCGACGACAGCGCGGGAGAACGCAAGAATCCGTCCGAACGCACCATCGGTTATGCTACCGACGCGTTCCGTCGGGGCGACTCCCTCTATGTTGTCCATGAGTTTGCAAACGACCAAGCCGCAGACATGGCCAAACGAGTCGATCAGGTATCAGTCCGCATAGACGACAATTTTGTGGACGGCACCGGCAAAGCGTACGGCGAAGCCCTAACTCATATCACACTCACACCGACCCCAGTAGTACCCAATCAGCAATCGTTTATCCCGCTGACATTCAGCAGAACACAGGAGACAGAAAAAATGGACCCGAAGACACTCACAGATTTACAGACCGGATTTGGCCTTGCGGACGCATTGACCGAAGAAAACTTTGCCGCAACACTCATTGCAGAGTTCGGCAAGTCAAACACTCGTATCACTGAGATGGAAGGCGCGCGCACTACACTGCAAGCCAGCCTCGACACTGCCAACAAAGATGCCGACGCAAACAAACGCCCGACGCTCCAGCCTGAAACTATCGACGCACTCAGCGAAGGCATCGAAGCCAAGCTCGGCGCATTGGTTGAGCTCTCACTGATTGACCCCGCAACCAAGACAAGTTTTCTGGCTCTATTCGCTCAGGAACCCGTACAGGCTGTAATGCTCGCACGGTCAGTCAGCAAGACCGACAAAAGCATCGCCACTCAGGTATGCGAAATCCTCAAAGCGAACAAACCAATTGCAACTGGTTCCAAGACCGGCGTGCAAACGGTTGAACTCAGCCGCGAAGACCTCGCTATTGCCGAAGCAGATGAAAAAGTCACTGCCGATACGATCAAAAATATGGTCGAATCAGTGGACGGCGTAAGCGCGTAATCACAATTAACAAAACGAAGGACAGGAGATAATAACATGGCTCTCACACACGTAAGCGGAACCCCCGGAATCAAAGACGATCGCACCGCAACACCTCGACTAATCATGAACTCTGACAATGGGTTCGCACTGTTGCCGGGCGGAAAACTCATAAACGGCGCGCTCTCTCGTGACACCGGCAATACCGGAGACCTCGACGTTCTCCGCGCTGGCAATCTCATGGGTGAAATCACAGCAACTGGCCTGTATGCCCCGGCAATCATCGGAGCATTGGCCGCCGCGTATGACGCCACAGCAGACACAACGGAAATCACAGTTTCAGCCGCAACAGCAGTTGAAATAGTTCGCAGGCTCGGCGCTTCCGGCACAATGAAGGTCGCTGGTCCTCCAACTGCATCCGGTACTGTCCAGACTGTTACGGTCACATACTCAGCCGTTGACACCACAACGGGCGTCGTCACAATCACCGCACTAAGCGCGGACGTAGACGAAATTCAGACACTGACACCGACCGTATCCTCTGATGCAGACGAGGTACAGACCATCACCCCGAGCGTTGGCGCAAATGCTGATTGTGTACAGGTCATCACGACCGCTGGCACACAGACTGGTGGAACGTTTAAGGTCGGTATCCGTGACCTCGGACAGCCCGACGGCGCAATTCTCTGGACTGACACAATCGCGTGGAGCGCAACCGAAGCGACTCAGACTGCATCTGTTCAGACGGCACTCGACGATCTATTGGGCGCTAATGTAATCGTCGCAACTGAGATCCCGAACACAGCAACAATGGTACTGACCCTGACCTGGAGCGGCACAGGAGCCACCAACAGGGAACAGGGCGAGGTTGGCGTTGATGTCTCCGCGCTCACAGGCGCAACAACTGCCACTGTGGCAATCTCGACACAGGGCGGCGGAACAATCACCGCTGGCACTTATCGTCTCGGAATCACAGACGCATTGGACGGCAACGTTCAGTGGACACCTTCGATCGCGTTTGACGCCGATGCCGCCGCTATCAACACCGCGTTGGACGACGCTATGGGGTCATCTGTAGTTGTTGCAACTGGTGGTGCAATTAGTGGACCGACAGCCGTTGTGCTGACATTCTCGGGCACATTGTACACCAACACACCACAGGCGCTGGTTCAGATGGAAATGAACGACGTTGTGGGCTTGGATGACGTGTCAATCGTTCGAACTACTCATGGTGCTGGTGCAATCAACGCCGCTGGTTCGTTCCGATTGGGCGTGCTGGATTCTGATGGCGACATGCAGTGGACAGAAGACCTTGACATTGAGGCATCCGCTGGCACAATCGAAACTGCGCTGGACGAAGTTGTCGCCGCTGCTATCTCAGTCGCGGGCGGAACAATCCAGAGCGGTACAGCCGTCACATTCACGTTTGACGGAACCGGCTATGCCGCAACATCGCAGGCGTTGATTGAAGCTGATTTCAGCAATGTTGAGGGACTTGATTCCTATGACATCGCTGTCACCACCGCCGCTGTAGTTGCTACTGGCAACGACTTCGTAATTGGTTCGCTGGTTCTGCCAGTTGACGGTAGCGAAGCCGCAAAATGTCTCATTGGCGATGGCTACGGGCTCAAGGTCACGGACGACGATTGCGACAGCCAGGATACACCATTCCCGAACATGGTAATCGGTGGTGACGTGATCGCAAGCCAGATAGTCAACTACCCATCCGACGCATCACTCAAGGCACACGTTAAATCTCTGTTGCGCACGTATGGCAACTGGACATTCAACGACGATTTCTAAGTCACAAAAATAACACTGTATAGGAGATTCTTTCAAATGGCTAAAACACTCAATCAAATCCTCGGAACAACTACCCTGACTGGGGTAGTCAACGCAGTCAAGGGCGGCGTGCCTGATGACCTGCTTCCGCCTGAGTTCATGCGTCCCACTCGTACGGTAACTGGCGACAGTTGCAAATACGTCAAGGTCGACAATACTCGGCAGGTTGCGAGCCTCGTGCATTACGGTGGCAAATCCAAAGCGCGCGGACAAACGGGCATTTCGGAAACTGCAATCAAACTGATGCATACATTTATGAATCAGTCGTTCACCGGAGCCGACCTCGTTAATCTGTTGAGTCCCGACGGCACACAACAGCGTCTCGGTGAGGCCGAAGTCGCACGCCAGACAGCCGGGTTTAAACGGTTGTTCTCGAATCTGCGCATGGCCGCAACTTATTCGATGCTTGCCACTGGCAACATCTATTTTGACGAGAACGGCGATATGCTCCCGAGCTCTGCGGGCGCGTCAATCACTGTATCGGCAGACATCCCAGCAGACAACCAAGACCAGCTGAATGGCGTGATTGCTGTTACGTGGGACAACGCGGCGGCTGACATCCCAACACAGATTTCTTCCTTGCGCAAAGCCGCGCGTAAACTAAGCGGTTATCCACTGGAATATGCGTTCCACGGCGAGAACGTACTGAGCTATTTCATGCTCAACACCAAGATGAAAGAAATTCTGAACCGTAATCCAGCGATGCAGACTGCAATTGCATTGAACAACGAGATCCCCGACGGTCTTCTGAAATTGAAATGGCGTCCTCTGTCCGAGGCGTTCTACCAGGACGTAGACGGCACCGACCAGGATTTGTGGGGCGACGACACTGTTGTGTTCACTCCTGCTCCGTCTCCTGAATGGTGGGAAGTCATCCAAGGCACATACCCCGTTCCGCGCGATTTGGTTCTCAGTAATGACGCTCTGGACGCTCTGTCGCACCTCGTTAATATGCCCGGCATGTTCTCGTACGCTGAGCTGAAAACCGATCCGCCTAGCATTAAACAGCTGGCCGGTGACACGTTCATTCCGATCATTAAGGTTCCCAAGGCTGTTTTCCAGGCAACTGTGAAATTCTAAGCGGAACCGTCCCAGTGTCCGGCGGGGTGAGGACGATTCCCCGCTGGGCGCGTTGAGGAGTTTGAATGGCGACAAGCATTACAGAAACTGATTTAAGCACCAAGTTCGGGGCATCTAACCTACTGAGGTGGAGTGACCTTGAGAATACTGGTGAAAAAAATCAGACGCGCATTGACAAGAGCATGTTGGTAGGCATCAACCGCGTTCAGAACGCATTCCGCATGGGAATGTACACTGTCCCGTTTGTGCCTCTTAGCGGTCAATTGTACGAGGTACAGGATTGGATGTTGTCGTTTGCGGGCGCGTGGTTGTATTTCAGTCGTGGACTCGGTGACGATTCGGTCGATGAACGTATGCAGGCGCTTGCAGACGAGGCGCAAACCGAAATGCGCAGATACCAAACCGGGCGCGAACGGCTCAACGCACAACGTGCGGACTCAATGCCTACGGCTCCGGTAGTGATTAGATAACAGGAGGACGAAGATGCCTAAAATTAAAACAGTCAAATTTGAACAAGACGCAAAACCCAAAGCGGCTCCAAAAGCAAAGGCGATCAAGCCGAAGGATCCACGTCCCTGCATTGTATGCGGCGACAAAGGAAAAACTGCCGATGGTATTTGTCAAGTATGCGGCGGCACAGGTAGATTCACACCATCGAAGGCGTAAAATGGCAGCACGCGTAAACCTTAAAGAGCTCGAATATGTAGCCCGGGAACTCAGGGCTGAGATTCGGACTGGTAAACGCGGTCCCGCGCATGACATGGCAGAGCAATGGGGCGCACGTTACCTATCGTTCACGCAACGCAGATTCAAGAAAATGTCGCGCGGCGGCTGGGCTCCACTGGCAAAGTCAACGTTGAAGGCAAGGAAAAAAGGCTCAGGCAAAAAGTCAGCTTCGATATTGATTGACGAGGGGCATTTGCTCAAAGGGTTGAAAGCCGGCGAAAAAGGCAACCTGACCGAATACATCATCAATGGTGTCAGGGTCGGTTACAGGGCAGACGTGAAACATCCTAGAAGCAAAACATTTACCTACGGCGAGATAGCGGCGGCGAACCAGAACGGTACAGGCAACCTGCCGAAACGTGAGATATTCGTAGACCCGGACAATCAGACAATCAACGGAATGAAAACAGATTTAACCAACGCAATCACAGCGCTTGGGCAACAGGCACAACGATAACAGGAGGCCAATCATGGCTACAGCATTAAGCGGCGCGGTCAAGATCACTTGCGAACCATCCCTCAAGAAAGCTCTCGACATGTCTACGGTACAAGATTCCGTGACAACCGACGGGATTATCTCGTGGGCGCTGGCATTTGGCACAGCCGCAGACCAAGCGAACGACGTGTGGCACGACCAACGCACACTGGCACAATCGGCAACCGAAGAACTCGACGTTTCCGGTACGCTCCTGAATGCGTTTGGTGACACGTTCACCCCGGCACGCATCAAGGCTATTTTCATCAAGACTTCAAGCGGCTCTACTGCTAATTTACTGGTAGGTGGCGCGGCGGCGAATGCGTTCTCAACGATGTTCAGCGATGCCTCGGACGTGCTCGTTATCCGTGGCGCTGGCGGTGGCGTTATGCTCATGGCTCCAGATGCAACAGGGTATGTTGTAACCGGCGCAACTGGCGACCTCCTGAAAATGACGCACGACGGCTCAACGACAGAGGACATGGTGTATGACATCATCCTGATCGGAGCAAGCGCGTAATGGATCAGCCTGACCTGACAATCGACCCGTTCACACAGATTTATGAAGCTCTGTGGACCGCCCTTGAATCGCGCGAGGCGTTTACAAATCTCGTGCGCAAAGGCAACCGGATTGATTACACGGGTTTGGCGGGTAAATCGGAAAAAGAAACGTTGCAGTTCGCGGACGCTCCACAGTTGCGGATTATGCCAGCAGGCGGTAGCGCAACCCAGACGAGTTCGGGCTGGAAAGGACCAGCTAAATACGAGTTTGAACTGTTCAGCGGGTCGAACCAGATAGACCAGTATTATTACCCCCTCAAATGGGAGATATACAAGGCCTTATTTGCACAGGTAATCTCGAACCAACCGCTCGGGCTGAGCTTCGTTTCTAATCTGAGAATTGAAGATGTGTCCGAAGGCAAGGACGACGGAAATATTAGTGGTGGCGGTCAAGGCTGGTTCGGACTGGTCACGATTGTCGCTGAAATCTATCTCGACAGAACACGACTAGAGGAGTAAATCATGGGCGTTCCAAAATCAGGTAACGGCGGTAGCGTATCAAAGGCGGGCACAAACATTGCCCACGTGAAAAAATGGTCCGTAACTGACAGCACAGAATTACTGCCGTATGTCTCCAGCGACACGGACGGAAACACAAAACGCGAGAAAGGCAATTCTGACTGGAAGGGCACAGTTGAACTGTATCTCAATGACGGCGCGGTTCCGTCAATCACCAAAGGCGACAGCTACGCATGGATTTTTAACCTTGATTCAAGCAACAAACTCAGTGGCACAGCTCGCGTGGCAGAAATTGCGTACGAATGCAACGTCGAAAGCGGCGAACTCATGGGCGTTACAGTGAGCGTTGAAGCCAACGGGGCATTGACCTAATCGAAAACAGAGGGAGAAGATGACATGAATGATATAGCCGCAATAACCAAAACACCGACAACCAAGGAAATAGACGGCGTGGAGTACGTTCTTCACCCGTTGACGTTCCGCGATTTCGGCAAAATTGACCAGTACGGACGTGAGGAATTGCTCAGGGCAACCCGCCGAAGTATCGCAGAAGAAAACCAGTACAGAGCCGAGTCAGTACAGCCCCCTCTGAGCCAGTCAGAGAAACGGATGCAGTGGGCAGAGGCATACGATTCAGCCGCGAGAATATCGGTGATGACTCCACAGGGCAGGGCGTTCCTGTCGTCTTCGGAAGGCGTCATGCGTATCATCTGGCTGTCCATGCGCAAAGGCGAACCAGGCATGACCATCGACGAGGCCGAGGAACGGATGCCGTTCAATGCTGGCGCGGTTGGCGAGTTGTCAACTGAGGTAATGATTATCTCCGGGATCCTCGACCGTGACGTAATGACCAACCCAGAAAAGCTCGAAAAGCTGATTGAAGCTGGTGACCCGGGAAACGTGGAACCGGGGGCGGAATAAGTCTCCGTGAAATCTGTCGCAACCTTGCAGAGGCGTACCACTGGGGGCCGAACGAGGTTGCTGACATGACCTTGCCACAGGTATACATTTACATGGGGCAGGAGAAACAGAAGACGATAAAATTCACGAGTCCAGAACAGTTGGCAGAGTTCCAGAAAAACAAGCAAGAGGCGGAATAAAATGGCGTTCAAAGGCGGCGAAGCATTTGTCGATCTTACGCTTGACGATAAAATGTTCAGTTCTGGTGTTAATAAAGCATCAGCGAACATGAAACGTCTAGGCGGCGGGTTCACAAAATTCGGCAAAGCGGCTGCGGGTATTCTCGCGGCTGGCGCGCTGGCTTTGGGTGCTGTGACGGCTTCCGCTGGTGGTTTTGAACAGTCAATGGCTCGTGTCAACGCTCTATCAGGAGCTACTGAATCCGAGTTCATATCACTGGAAGACACCGCCAAAGAGCTTGGGCGAACAACGGTATTCAGCGCGAAACAATCAGCGGACGCGATGTCAGCATTTGCACTGGCTGGATTCGACGCAAACAAGATTATCGGCGCAATGCCTTCCACCTTAGACCTTGCGGCTGCTGGTCAACTGGACCTAGGGCAAGCGGCTGATATTGTAGCGAAAATCATGGCAGGCATGGGACTCAGCACGAGCGAGCTTGCCGGAACAGTTGACGTGCTTGCTAAAGCGTTCACCACCTCAAACACAGACCTGATACAGTTGGGCGAGGCGATGAAATTTGTTGGGCCGGTTGGTAAAGCAACCGGGCGTAGCATTGAAGAAATTACAGCGGCAATACAGGTGATGTCTAACGCAGGTATCCAAGGCGGCATGGCTGGCACATCACTCAGAATGATCCTGCTCAGGCTGTCCGGCAGCGTTCCAGCGGCGAAGAAAGCATTGGACGACCTTGGAGTTACAACCGCCGACGCCATGGGCAAATCAAGGCCGATGGCGGACGTGATAGACGACCTCAACAAAGCCACCTCAAGCATGACTTCAGAACAGCGGTTAGCTACATTATCGCAGGTTGCAGGCGCACGAGCAGTTTCAGGACTGGCAGCGATGATGGATGAGGGCGGGGAATCAATGCGCAAGTTCCAAACCAGCTTGGAGAACTCAGGCGGCACCGCAAAACGCATTGCAGACGTACAGTTAAACACACTGTTCGGTTCGCTGACACTGCTGAAATCTGTTGCAGAAGGCATGGCGATTTCGTTGGGAACAATCTTCATTCCTGCGATCCGCGCAACAGGCGAAGCACTGGCAAAGATTGGTGGGGACTCTGTAAAATGGATTGACGCAAACACTGAACTGATCTCACAAACCGTACAATGGACAGGGCTACTGCTCGGACTGTCCGCCGCCTTTGGGCTAGTTGCTGGCGCTGTGTTCGCGTTGGGCGCGGCTTTCCTCGCTATATCTCCAGCAACTGCGGTAATCGGGTTACTAGTTGGCGGGCTGATTCTGGTATCGGCGGCGCTTGCCGTTGGTGCATCCAAAGGCGATACGATGAAAGAAAAAATGGGAAGCCTAGGAGACACAATCAAAGACAAGCTCGGCGGCGCGTTCGAGTGGCTTACGTTGATAGCGGCAATAGGCGTCACTGCAATGAATAATTTTGAGGTTGCTATTGCGGCGGCGTTCGCTGGCGCAACGTCTAAAGTAATTGGGTTCTTTCTTGATATTAATAACATTTTAGGTAAAACAGGGATACTCTTGTGGGAGTTCGGCGAAGAAGTGTACAGGGTGATAGTTGAAGAAGGTTCAAACTCGTTTGGTCTGGCTCTAGCAATGATTGAAACATGGTCTGGGAACGTTGGTACAATACTTGGCAATACAGTGGAAAATATCAAAGCTCGCTGGGATGTCATTAAAGGGGTATTCAAGGGAAAACTTATAGAATTCGACCCAACTCCCATCATGGAAGGCGTTAAATCAATTGAAGACGTATTGGCTAATGCAGATGCCGCCCAGGGCGACGGGCCAGAAGGCTTTCAAATGCCTAAATTCGACATTGCCGGAATTATCTCTCGGGACAAGAGTCAAATAGAAAAAGACCTTGACTCAATTGGAAAAGAAGCAAAAAAGGCGTTTGGATTTGAATTTGCAGATACCATACAGGCCGGGGTTGATCGCCAGATTGAAAAACTTCGCGAAAAGCTAAAAGCTATGGGCAAAAAAGACGGCGACGATGATCCTATCGTGCCCCCCAAGACGCAACAGATTTCCGCGCGTGCTGAGTTCATCGGCCTGACTGATATATGGCAACGACTGTCCACGATAACAACCGAACAGGCAACCGTAGATCAACAGCAACTTGTTGTGCAAAAAGAACAACTACTTGAACAGCAGAAAAGCAACACCTTAATGGACGGCATCAATACGTTCCTCACTGAGCAGGGGCTCATACCAAAGCCTCCTGAAGCACCAGTAAGTGGGGTGCGATAGTGAGCACTACAACCACAACAACAGTCATCAATATACCTCCGCCAATTGATTACGAAGAGCTGGCCGGTTCCCCTAAAGAAAGCCTCACTGCTGAGGGGTTCTCGGCCACCCGTCGCATCAAAGTAAGGTGGTCTGATAGGTTGACGTTAGCGCAAAGGTTTCTAGGCGGAAAGATTGACGGAATCTCATATTATCCGAACAAGTATCCACATTTCGATGACGCAATATGTGTTGCCGCTGATCCAGAGCCGTTCGGGAAAGTCAAAAAAGATACGTCAAAAAAAGCAAAGTACGATTATTCGATTGTTGTACTCAAATATATCGTTCCAGCATACAACGCACAGGTGGGTTCAGCGGGTAGCTCAGTACGCCCGTATAGGACGGAAAACCTTATCCCAAGCGCTAAGATGATATCTCTCTCAAGTGACAGCCTGTACTGGTCTGATGGAATTGTATTGAATGATGTAAGCGCACCACAAAAGGTAATGATTCAACTTGCGTGGCAGATTACCCTTCACGAGGTACCTGACAAACTACCGTCATCTACATTTACGCTTATCGGGAAAGTCAACAAAAAACCAGTTAAATCAGTTCAATTCAACAAAACATTTGCGGCCGAAACGTTGCTGTTTACCCCACCAAAGCCGAGGCCAACTAGGCGCACAGACGGGACGCTAACATGGGAAGCAATGTACGAGCTGATTTATCAAAGCGAGGGATGGAACAAATACTACAATCCAAACACGCAGGCCTTCGAAAAAATATATAGCGATAGCGCTGGTGCGGATCAGGTAAAACCATACCCAACAGCCGACTTCACCCCAATCACGAAATACAAACCATAATATGCAACCAAGCGACATCAGAGTACAGCCACCGCTTGAAAGCCAAGTTGCGGGCAATCAGTTGCTGTTGAGTGTGCGGCCTAGTGGCTCCTCTGCGGTTATGGCTCGGGTCAAAATCACCAATGTTCATCCAGACAGCCCGCTTGGTTCTAATGTTCGGGTCTACCAAGGCGACGTGTACGAAAGCGCAACCGGATTTGATGGAGCGGCAACAGAAACGGACGTGACTATTATAGTTGACCGGATAGCGGGTGGCGAGATTCTCCCAGTAGGTGGAATAGTAACTGATCCAAGAGCACGAAAAATTGACAACAGAACGTGGACGACAGCAACCGGGACAAAAACCGAAACAGTATATGAGATGACCGTCCCAACATGGCTATAACATACACATCATGGACAGATTGCGACTGGGACGGCGGTTATACGCTGGATTGGTCTAGCGCTGATACTATTCGCGGTTGCGTGCTTAATCCATACGTTGACGCTCTCCGGCAAGCAGCTACAGAGCGATGGAATGCAAGCCGTGACAATCAGCGAAACTCCTTTATTGCCTCACTTGCCACTACAGAGCCAGTACGTGGCGAGCTAATTAACAACTATCAACAACCGTTGCACGATTCCATCTGGAACGACGACCTGTTGGCCGCATACGTCAACCCTGCCACTGCGGTTGGCGGTAAATGGGATGGTGTTGCTTTAGGGGACTTTGCTCCAGTATGGACAAAAGCGTCCATGCTGACTGCCCTTGGATTGGCACAGGAAGTCCCATACACTGAAGGATACACAGCGGAATATGCCAAGTTTTTGTATGACGTTGTAGACCGTCTCCGGTGGGGCAACTTGGATATATACTACAATACCAGCACTGGCGCAACATCACGCACCACTAATGGTGCCGATCCATCGTATGCAGATGCAATGAACTCATGGAATGCTCTATCGTGGAGCCCAGTCGGCTCTAAACCAATCAGGGCAGTAAGCTATGTTGATGTAACTGGAACACAATATTCATTATGGCGAACGTCTTTTGTTTTTGGCGCTGATAATATGGAAACGTCAAGGCGCGATGTTGATGCATATTTATTTTCCGAACTACCGCCAACATCTGTTTGGCCGACTGGAACAACTCGGGTATACGATACTCAGGGATTGCCATATACATTGACGGAAAATCAAGTTCGGTATTGGCGTACTGATCTCAATAATGTAGATACGCTATATCTATTGCCTAGGG